CCTCACCGCCGGTGTCGATTGCAGTCAGCAGGACGGGCATTTCGCGGCCTGATTCATCGGCCAGCGGGTACTTGCGGCTGATGACGTGGCTGATCAACAGGTTCCAGTCCTCGATGTAGCCGCCCGGATCGATGCGGCGCAGCTCGCCGTTTTCGTCTTTGCGCTCAGACTTCCGCAGACTGAAACGGTCGATCAGCCAGCGTTCGCCGTGTTCGCCGTAGCCCACGACCTGCACTACGAAGCGGCGCTTCTTGCCGCCCTGTACGTCCACCGATCCGAACAATGCGCGGACGCCGTGCGGTACCACGCGTTCGCCCAGCTTTTCGGTGCGCTCTTGCAGCGCTTCGTGGCTGCGTGCATTCTCGGCTTTGCGGTACTGGTAGGGCCTGCCCCAGTCGGTGTTGATCGTGGTCTTGAGCTTTTCCTGACTGCCGGTCTGTTCGTAGACCTCTTCGGCCTGCGCCAGCTTGTCGGCCAGCGAGTCCCAGGTCTGGAACGTCGCTGCTGGCCCTTCCATCCAGAAAGAAGCGATCCGGGTCTTGCGCGGTTCTCCTTCGATCTGACCATCAGGTGTGAAGCTGCAGCCCTCCGGCAGGAACTGGCCTTTGGCGTTCAGTTCACGCTTCTGGTGCGGGTCCTCAATGATCGTGCCGCAGTGGGGACAGCAGGGCCGTCGATGCTCGATGCTGAAGTGCTCAAGAATCGGCTGGAACCAGTCGCTGCAGCTCGGACACTGCCAGTACCAGCGCTCCCGGGTGCCAAGGTTGTACAGCGCCAGCGCACCTTTGGTCGGCGGTGCCATGTGCGGAAATCGCGGGTCAGGCTTCCAGTCCAGGTCGGTGATATCCCAGCCGGGCGAAGTCTCGACCAGCGTCATGCCGGAGGACATGAACGTCTGGGTTCGCTTGGTCGCCAGACTGAACGGGTCGCCCTCGCCGCTCAGATTCTCGGGCAGACGGTCGTAATCGGTCAGCGCCACAAAGCGGTAATCCGAGCTCGACAGCACGTTAACCGTAGGCCATTTGATGCCCAGGTAATTGCCTGCGCGGAACGTCTTGTCATGGACGTTGTTGTCATGACCATGCGGTGACATCAGTGCAGCCAGCTCAGGACTGTTGCGCAGCATGCGGTCGATGCGCTTCTTGCTGAATTCGCGCGCCTTCTCTTCCGAGATCTGCACAATCAGCATGTCGCCCGGATCGGAGCTGATGACATACGACACCCAGCCATCGATCAGGCCATTGGTCTTGCCGGTTCGGGCAGGTCCAACGAACACCACCGCGTCATACTTGCGGCTGGCCAGTGCGTCCATGGCTTTGACGATGTACGGCGTCAGCTCGGGGCTGTACTTGCTGATCTTGCCGCCACCGTCCACCACCATCATCTTTTCGGCAGCTGCGGTGCTCACGCGCACACGGCGCGGCGGCTTGATCAGGTTGGCAACATCAAGGCGGATCTGGCGAGCGCTGGCAGTTTGGCTACTCGTCAGGCTCGTCATCGATGATCCTCTCGTACAGCTGCTGTCTCATGCTGTCGATAATGTCTTGCACCCGAGCAACGGAGTCGGCATCGATGCCGCAGTCACGCTCCAGAATATCGGGCAGGCTTTCAAGTGTGGTGGTGACCGCTTTGGCTATCGTGCTCATCTCGCGGTGAGCCTCTTCCACTCGGACCAACTGGCGCAGCTCCTGCTCCAGCTTTACCCGCTCGTTCTCGGACTGGTACCAGGCTTTGCGCTCGGTAGGCGGCAGCGTGTCGGGATCGAGATCACCACCCAGCACCATGTCTGCAAATATGGCCGGCCCAGCATCTTTCAAGCTGTAGACGTTGGCCCCGTTACGGACGCCACTCGGAACCACGCTGGCCGCATTCAGTCGCTTTCGTACCGTCTCCCGGTGCAGGCCGAATGCTTCAGCCAGGCGCGTGATGTTCCAGGAATAGGCATCTTCAATCCTGTTGATCTCGGCCATCTCATTGTTTCCACTGAATCGCCACCTTCGCCAGTAACGATTTCAGCAACCATGCGGGGTTGAGCAAGGTGGTGGTGGCGGCCCTAGAGCCTCAAAAAACTGCCAAAGACCGCGTGGTTGCGCCTGCCCCGCGGTTGTTTTTGGCGCCTCAGGAGCCTGGGCTTATATAAGGTATTGAATTGTAGAGCCTTTCTTGACGTTATCTCTTGCCCACATAGGTCGCAGGTTTGATAGGCACCAACACACCCTGATCTGCTCAATGTCGATAAGGTCAAAACTCGATTTAGGCGTTATGTGATCGATATGAATCTCGCCGGTATTGAACTTCTCCCAAGACATCCCCTGGGTGAACTGCTTTTCGATGTGTGTGATCAGCTCATCAACGCTATAACCAAAGCGCTCACGAAATACATCAGAAGCAGACCCCCTCTTTACCGCTGAGCGCATGTATGCACATAGCTTGTTCTCTGGAAATCTCTTTCTGAGCTGGTCTTTAACTCGCTGCTTTATCCTGTAGCGTCGGGCATAGGCAGGATCGTAAGCAAGCTTGGCGTGATGCTTTTCCAGTTTAGTGAATCTAGGGTTCTCCCACGGCGCTCCCTTCGCAAGAAACCACCTTTTTACCCATTCATCAGTTGCGCCTTCGCGGATGTACCAATCAAGCGCTTGCGTCGCATTATTCTTTGCGGCTCGGGTTTGTTGGCGCTCAAAAGCCTGGCTGATCTGCCACGCCCTGTACGCATCCAAATCTGCAAAATGGATTCCATGCTTGTGCCGGGCGTCACGCAATCGCTGATCGCGCTTGATTTCACGTCTCTGCTCGCTTGTGTTATAGCCTCTTCTGCACTCTTCACACTGAATCTTCGCCATTAGTGATGACGGGTATATCCGCTTGCAGCTATAACAGCGCTCATTCCCGTTTAGCTTCAGTCGGGCGTTAAACCTTTTGTGCATGTATTGGACCCGCCAGACTGGTTCCGGGGCTACTAGCCTCTGCTTCCTGCATTGCTCCCGCAGATATGCCTTATATCGATTACAGGTAGCGCACTTTGCCGCTGATGAACTGCTGCCGAATAACCATTGCGGCCACCATTCGCCACACTCAGAGCAAAACTGTCGGCCGCCTTTGATATGGGTGCGGCCCGCCTCTTTCCGGTGCTGATCTCTGCATTTAATGGTGCAGAACTTCTTTTTTCGACCAGAAAACTCGCTGCCGCAGTGCGTGCATCGATGTGTACGTGTAGAATCCGCTTTAGCCATGGCGATACTTGTCCTATCGTTGTGGTTAGAAGGGCTTGAGTGTTGGTAGCACTCAGGCCCTTTGTTATTTCGGGTCTATTTTATCACTCTCGGCTGATGCTCCGCCGTCATCAGACCACTGCCTGACGCTTCCTCGGTCGGCATTGCACTGCTGGATGATCAGCTCACACTGCGCCATGTAGTCGCCGTACGTGCCATTCAGGGCGGGCGGTGTGAGCGTATCAGTCCACGTATGCGGCACCGGCTCCCTCAGATAACTGGGGGCTGGTTCTGTATTGGCGCACCCGCTCAGCAGCATCAGAGCTAATCCGAGTATCAAGACAGGGGTCTGTATCAGCGAGATCACGCAGCTGATCAGCCAGCTGGCCAGCCCTGCGAGTTGCGTCAGCACGGTGACTGGAAGTTTCTGCCAGCATTCGATCGGTCTGTTCATAGCGCGCGCGCTCCTCGCGGATGGTCTGGTTCAGGTGGATGATGGCCTGTTCTGATTGACGGGCTTCGGCCTTGAGTTCACCAACAGCCATCAGCGCCCAGGCCAGCCCAGATACCAGCCCCACCACAGCGAGCAGGATCAACAGACGGGCCTGCATCACTTTTTCCTGTTGCGCTTATGCTGGTAATACCAGTTCATACCGAACGTCAGCATGGCCATGATCGCACCAACAGCACCTGCATTGTTGTTGAGCCACTGCAGGGCATCACCCAAGACAAGTCCGCCAGATACCGTGTACGTCAGGCCTGCAGCCACCCGTTGCGCAATATCGGTGTGCTGGTCGAGGTTCACGCGTCGCTCCTTATCTTGATGTGTGCGCATTGCTCAGACCTGACAAACACAACTCACGCTCTGCTGCGCGGCGCTTCACCAGCCCTGGTAGCTTGATGCCCTTGGCGTATACCCACCGCGGCAGTTCATTGCATGCACCGAGCCGGTCACCCGCATTCAGCTTGCGCAGCAGTGTGCTCTGCTCGAAAGCACCGATACCCACGTTGTAGGCAAAGCTGGTGTAAGCTGCTTGCTCTGGGTGAGACAGGGGCACCTTGGCGCGATTGCTAACCTGCAGGCCGAAGTCCACGACCTCATCAGTCAGCAGCGCTTCACACTCTGCAATGGTCTTCTGATCGCCGATCTCGACGCCGGCAGTGTGTCCAAAGCAAATGGTGGGGATGCCAACCGGATCGATGTAAGCAGTCGTGCGCAGACCTTCAAAGCCCGCCACTGCTGTCAATGCGATGGCAAGCCATGTTTTCTTCTGCATGGTGTGGATGATCTTGAGACGGGGTAGAAATGAAAAAGCCCCGCGATTGAGAGGCCCGGTTAGTGCCAACTCTGGCACGTTATACAGATAATTTAGTATGGATATCCGGCAGTTGCAAGCGCAATTAGCGATTTATTTCTGCGGCAGCAGCAGATCAATAAACCGAACGCCTAGGTATTCACGCCCAGCCCGCAGCTCATTCTTGAATCGTATCTCCGTGATACCCAATGCTTCTGCCT